AGGGCTGCTTCAGTTGAAAACGGATTGATGGGCTTGCTGTTGTGGTTGTTTAAGTCATTGCTAATCACCTCCCGTAGTTTATTTACCTCCGCCTTCCACACTTCGTAGAATAGACGGTCAGTAATATCAAGACTAGCTTTCAATCCAAGATTCGATTTCGCATAGTCATCACCGACTGCTTCGGTGTCTACTATGTACTTCGTCTTGGATTTGCCTGTAGCTGAATCCCATTCGTTGAGTTTCGAGAAGTGATATATCTCACTGAAGTTACCGGGAATTATACCAGCTACCTTCGAACCATACGTAACGATTGGGTTAGTCTTCGTTACTTTGATTGACGAGCCGCTGCCTTCAATCTTTATTGATTGCACTGGATGTGCCGTCCAGATGATGTGACACGGCAATGAACGGCAAATGTCCAAGCACTGAGTCACCAGCGAAGTCTCAACTTTGTACTCGTCAAAGTCAGGCATGATTTTATCTTTGCCTTTCAGTTTTGACGAGCGAAATCCCAAAGACCAATTAACGGCTGCACTAGTAAAGTTAGTCACCGAATCTAGAACAACGGCAGAGTATCTGCAATCTCTGGCTAAGTCAATGAGCTTATTGAGAAACTCATTGGCGTTGTGTGAACCGTACACATCGTACTCTATGTTTCTCAAAATCTCAGGGCGATGCTTCGAGAAGTACGTCACCAATTCAATAGGCTTCTTCTTGTCGAAGTAAGCTAGGTAAATGGGTCCGTCTAATGCAAAACTGGCAGCGGCTAGGGTCTTCCCAAATCCGTACGTCCCTTTCAATAACATCGAAACGTTACTATCTAGCACAATATCACTTGCTTTCATAGCTTTCTCATTTCTTCATGGAAGACTCTCTCAACAGCATCTTTCCATTCGTCAACAGAGATTTCACCGAGAGACTTGATTGCATCCTCCGCAAACTCTAAAGTCCTACCAATTACTGTGACTCCTAGGTTTCGGATAAGAACTGACCTTCTCAATTCAATCTGTCTAATGTACTCTTGCATCTCAGGGTTCATGCTTCAATTCCTTTCGATCTCCAATCACAATCATTGCACTGCACGTATAACTCATTGTTTTTGATTATAACACGAGAGCGGCGATGATTGCAACTGAACAATTTAAATATCATCATCCAAAGGAATCTGGGTAACTGAAGCAAGACGTGAACGCAAGTCAGTAGCGTGCGATACGCCAATGTCTGTGAGTACTTTGTTAACGACTTTCTTGACGTACCGTGTGTTACCGTCTGCATCTTGCACCTTTACCTTGCCGCAATCCATGCAGTGTGGACGTTGCAACTTAAGCGTTGCCTCTGTCATCGTAAACTCTGCGTTACAAATGTTACACAATGACTTCTTGCCTAAGCTTAGTGCAGCATCCAGTTTATAATGACAGTCTGGAAGAATGCAGAAGTAAATCGTATTGCCAGTCTTGTACCGATGCTTCTTTAACTTATGGATGTGCGAGTTCTTCGCCATCATTAGCCTCACGTAGTTTCTTAATATCCTCGATTTGCTCCGAAGATTTCCTCATGACAGCAGTCACATCCCAAGGTTCAAGCTTGATGTAATTAGAATTGATCTTCCAATTCTTAGCTGGTAGACCACTGGAATCACAGATTTCATAGTACTCACACTTACGATTCCATTTCTCACACGATGTTTCATTCATCGGCCATTTGTTTTCAGCTACACAAGTGAGATACTTATTCATCAGAACAGTGATGACGTTCTGTCTCCACTCTTCAAGCATGATTGGGTCATACGTCAGCCGAGGACGAAGGAACTTTTCATGCGGCTTCAATGTCTTTTGAAACCCAACCTTATTCACTGTTAGATAGTTGGACTTTGTAAAAGTACAGTAGTTCTTGAACTGATTACTCATACGACCTACTGCGTATGTTCGGTCGTATGTCTTATGATCCCAAGGTTCATGGTCGTAAACGTTATCACTGACTACCAAGTCTATCTTGCCGCTAAGGAAAAGTCTGACTTCATCAGTAGAGAATAGCTCGTACATGAATGGCTGTTCTACTTCATTGATGACTAAGTTCTGGTCCTGGACTTGCCAGTAATCGAAGTACTCTTCCATTACATCGATGACTCTATTGATTGCTTCGTTATCTAGGTCTGTCGAGACTACACCCGCTTCGCGCACTTTGCTGAGAGCGGTAGTTGCTGCTAATGGTAGTGCTGTGCGGTTCTTCAGGCATTCATAGTATACTTCGAATCCTACGTGACAGAGTGAACCTCTATCCATTTGCTCAGGCTTACCTGGCTTGCCGATTAGTATGTTATGTCTGAGATTGTATCTCTCCTCACATAAGAGGAAGAGATCATATTTGCTCATATCAAAGACGACGTTTAGCTTGCTCATCTTTTATCCTAGTAGCCTATTAAAATTCTTCTTCGGGAATTGGTTCATAGGCTTGCTCGTCAATATCTCTTGCACTTTCTGGATGTAGCTCATTCCATCTTTCCGCACAATAGCGGCAGAGAGGTTGTCTAGTTCCATTAACTGCTAATGATGGAACTTTATATGGATTGAACTGAATCATCCTACGGCACGCCACACAATAACTCATTAAGTATACATATCCCATAACTTTTATCTATGTGTATGTTTGTAGATTGTTACTTGACCATCTTTTTCTTGCGAATAATACCATGTCTGCGATTTCGATTCGACGTAACCACCTGATAGAATGCTTCCAACTTCAACATAAACCGTAGCAACGGCTGGAGTAGGAAGAACATTGAGCTTAGCCCATTTGTTTTTATGAGCGTTAAGTGCAGCACAATCCTCAATAGCTTTTCTAACATGTGCTGGTGTGTTGTCCGACTCAAGTTTGAAGTCTCCGTACTTCAATCTCAACTCAGTGCTAAACTTTGACCAATCAATCTTCATCAGCGTCAATGCCTCATATCATTTAGGGATATTCTTCTTCCAAATCCCCTACTGAATAGTCCTCAATAGGATTGTCGTCCGTTTCGCCAGTGACAGCGGCGGCTAAGAATTGCTGGATATGATGCCTTGCTTCCCATTCCGAGTCAGCCTTAACTGTTATCGATACTGCTATCTGATAGTGCATTGATAAACTCATCTAACTCGATTTGATTATTGAACTTAAGCCATGCTATAATCACATTACGATTATACTTCTCAATATCGTATGTGATTTGCTGGAATACTTCAACTCTAATCTCATCCTCATCATCTGATTGATGCTTCAATGCTATCACTTTGCTACTGGTTAAGACTGGTTCTCTACGCTTTGTTACTTTATGGATAGCTTTACATGCCTGTTGTAGCCTTGCGCTACTAGCTGCTGGCATTGGTTGCTTAGTATGGTTGTCGCAGAAGAGTATCTTGCGATTAGAAACTTCAATGCAAACAAAGTGGCCTGTGACGGTAACTATATACAGGCCGTCATTGTTTACGAGTCGTATCAGTGAACCGTAGAGTGTGCTAGCTGCAGGTATCTCTTCTGTATCGAACCCAAGCCTGCTAGCGGCTTCTAATAGATGTGGAAGAGTCACACCCTCAATGGTGTATTTACCATTGATACTAGAGATAACCCTAGCACACTCATCAGTAGTTTTACCTGTTAGTATCGATAAAACTGCTGGCCCGCAGTATTTGTTAGAACCAATACTAACTGCGTTGAGACTCATGATGCTTTGATTCTAAGAGTGCCAGCCGCAATCATCATTGAACCAAGAGCTATGACGATTGCTGTAGTGTTACGTTCGCTTCTCATAGGTTTAGGACTCATACTTGAATATGAGTATGAGATTAATCCTATTCCAATGATGATGAGATAGTGATTAAGTTTCATTAGTCAACCGAAGTTACTTCTATAATCTTTGTGACTGTTCCAACCACAAGATTCTCGTAATTACCGGACTTAACCTTGACTAGCTCGTTTAGTAGACTCTGAGCATCAAAGTTCTCAGTATCTTCTAGTTCAATCTCGAACTCTACCGTTGCTGTTATACTAATCATTTAAGTTTCCAAGCCTTTTTGCCCTTAGTTACTAGCACATTAGCCAATTCGGTCATTAATGACCGCTCATCCCACTCTATTTCTTTTCCATCAAGAGTAGATGATACGATTGCTCTCTTAGTTTCCACAAGTTCGGTGAAATACTCATCGATGGTTTCGCTGGCTATCATGTAAGTTATGCTTACTTTGTTTTCCTGTCCGAACCTGTGAAAGCGGTCTTCTGCTTGCTGTTCGTTGCTAGGATTCCACTGTCTCTCTAGCATCACCGCATCAGAACAGAACTGTAAGTTAATTCCTTCGCCACCAGCTAATGTCGAAGCGATTAAGACTCTCGCTGGACCAGTTCTGAATTCATCAACTACTTTGTCCTTCGCATCACCACTGCCAGCTCTTAAGGCTAAGCATGGTAACTGTGAATTCTCACTAGCCCATTTGTTATATTGGTCAACCAGCATATTAACGGCTAGGTGATGATGAGCGAATACAGTAATTTTACGGTCATTTGATTCAACGAATTCAGAAAGAAAGTCTACACAATTCATGACTTTGCCTACGCCAGTTACCTGACGCATCTTAGTCATGATTGCAATCATGCAGCTTCCTTTTTCGAACGCTGACATGCTTTCAGAATCGTCACCATACATGAAGTCATCTAATTCTTTCAATGCTTCAGCGTATGCTTTATTCAGCCGTGGGTCTAACTCGCAATGAAAGAAGTTACGAGTCTTAGGTGGTAGGTCAGCTAGAACATCATCCTTCATTCTGCGTAGAATGAAGTCTTTTGTTTTCTCTCTGAATAGCTCAGGGTTTCTGAGTCCACCAATTTTATAGCCCCAGCCGTTGTTGTAAGAGTCACATTCCCTTTCCACAAATGTAGCATAGTGTGGGAATACTCTTGGAGCAATCAAGTTCAAGACAGTGAAATATTCACCAGCGTGATTCTTGATTGGCGTGCCGCTGAGTGCAATGACATGTTCAATGTCTTTGGAAACTCTTTGCACTGCTTTGGCACGACCGGAGAGATGATTCTTGATTCTCTGACATTCGTCGATGACTATCGTCTTAATCAGAGGACGAACCATATCAAAGCACTTTTCATTCTTTAGCAAATCATAGGTAGTGACATAAATGTCAAAACCCGGACAAGCCATTTCTTTGCCTGTCTTAATGACTTGCGTAAGAAATCCTTCAATGCCACACTTCGTGCGAATTTCTGTGTGCCATTGATTCGTCACCGATGATGGACCTACTATCACGCATGGTGTCAATGCTTGACGATGCAACTTCAAAAGAGCTAGTAGCTGAATCGTCTTGCCTAATCCCATGTCATCAGCGAGAAGTGCTCTGGCGTTGGCTTGCTCAAGAAACTTCACTCCATCGATTTGATAACCACGCAGCGTAGTTCCGTTGAGAATGTTTTCAAATGTGACTGATTGCAGCTTCTCTTCTGCAAGCAAATGACCACATTCTAGCGAAATAAGCTTTGTCTTACCAAAGCTAATGCGCGACTTCTCAACGGCAACTTTGCCGCATTGGTCACAAGTCAATTTGATAATTGAGCTTAGTGCCATGCCTCGCTTCGCTCGGCATGAATCAGCCGAGCAGTAAGCTCCTTTCTATTTGTCAAACTTCAGAGTTTTCGGGTCAAATGGTTTAACGTCGCCGTTTGGTTTATCCGTCGCGGAGCGACGAACCTGAGTTGCTTTCAGTTCAGTTGAAGGAACATTGAAAGTAATGGTCTTCAACTTAGGGTCTGAAGCATTCTTTGTGATATTTGATACCATCTCTTTGATAGTATCTTCATCCATGTTAATCTTACGTAATTGTTCTATCATCTTGTCAGCCTTGCTCATTCGAGCTTGTCTGACTTTGACGACGTTGATAGCGGCAGAAACATCATAAGGTTGAGTAGTATCAGTTACTAACCATTCCTTATTTGATGCTTTAGCTTTTCTTTCCTTATCCTCTTGGTCCGCCGCAACGAGTCTAGCTTTAGCTTCAAAAGCTATCTGTTGCAATTCCTGTCGATGTTCTCTTAGTGTCTGGATATCCATATCCTTAACTAAGACTCTTTCGATGTTGTAAAACTTGGCGAACAGCTCTTCCTGTGGATTCATTCTTAACTCCGAAGTTACCAGCAAAGACTGGAACCAATCAGGACTGTTCTCCGATACTTGCACATGCCTAATACCACCGAAGGTGAGAGCGGCTGGGCAATATTCACCAATTACTAGATGCCCACAACTACAGTGCCACACTTACTTCTCGAATCGATTGCGTAGACGAAGTATCTTAACTGCATACTCATCGTCTATATTCTTAACTTCAGCATACATCTGCTGCATTGCTATGACTAAGGCATCATTGCCTTCTGTCCATTTGATGATGTTTGGAATGAATGTTGTTGTTTTCTCACCACCAAGCGGTGTGAAATCAGTCCAAAACTCATCAATTCGCTTGAAGCTAGACTCACCGTATCGAATGTCCAGCAGCTTGGACACATTCAATTCAAACTGAATTGCTCTCATTCACCTTTTTACTCCTTTCTCTTTAGGTCTTCTATCAAAGATTCAATATCATGCTCTATCAAAGTTTCCTGAGTAGGAAATTGAATCCTTGATACAAGGTGTTCTGCTATCTGACTGGATGCTATTGCTTCCTTACGTAAGTGAGCATACAATTCTTTCTCTACTTTAGCTCTAGCTGCACGACGCTTGAGTTTCTTGCGTAGACGGTCTTTCTCTAATTGAATCTGTTGTGATTGGACTGAATTAAAGAACTTACGCATATCTAGCTCATTCTGAAGGTGTCAATAATTTGACACCGAGCATGTTTGACTCAGGATTCGTCAGTCGGAGTAAAGTGGAAACGGGTCGGCTCTGGGCGGTGGCTCTGCCTGTAAACCGTTGTAAACGCAGGGGATGGGGCACAGGGGCATTATACCATACTTTCCCTGACTTGTCAACCCCTGACCGTCTTTTCTGTGGGTCGGCCTTTTCTCTTTCCTCTTATCTTATATATATATAAAAATATATATAAGAGATACAAGAGAGGACCGGAGGACCGGCGACCTACAGGAAAGACGGGGGGAGGGTAGGGTATGCCATAGAGTATAGCACCATGCCAAAACGTCGTAACCCCTGAAAAATCAACAACTTACAGACGGAACCATCCACTTTACGCATCCGATTCCATCTTTACGCACTCAGAAATGAAGCATCCGACAACATGCTAGGTGTCATTTTATTGACACTCTACCTTCAAGAATATCAAGTAACTTGCTTAGAACCTTGATAGGATTATGTGACGTGAAGATGCTAACTCTACTGCTGCCTTCAATTACATAAAGGCTGTAGTAGTGAAGGTCTTTGTCATGATTGTATGACTTGACCACTTCAGCTCGAACTTCGCCGTTCATATCACTGCTCCCAAGTTAGTTTCATTCTAGTAATGACTTCTTCAGGAACACCATGCAGATTTGGATACAACGGACCTGACATAGTGATTTCAAAAGTTTGGTAACCAAATGCTACAGCCAAACCTTTGTAGATTTCCATTTCCCAACGACGAACAGCTGTATTTGAAAC